TGAATCTAAGTAAGTTTATAGGAGCACTTTGGCCAAGGATGGCGCATTCTAACTTTTAAAAGAGTATAAATACATATATGACAACTACTAATAAAAACTTTTTAAATCCTATAGGGTTTCAATTCTCTATAGACAAGAACAAATTTTCTAATTCCGAATATTTTTGTACTGGTGTATCTTTACCTGATATGTCAATTGCAGAAAGTCCTATGCCATATAAAGGTGCAAACATTGCATTCACTGGTGATAGAATAAACTTTGGTGACTTATCCATTACATTTAATATTACAGAAGATATGGAAAATTACTTAGAAATGTTTAATTGGATGCATCGTATAGTTAACAGTAAAGAAGACCAGTCAGAAGATGCAGAACTATTGGTTCTTAACTCTCACTCTAATGTAACTAAGACAATACATTTTTCGGATGTATTCCCTATTGCAATGACAGAACTTGCATTCGACACACAAGGAACAGAAGTAGAATATCTACAGGCGACAGTAACATTTGCTTACTCAACCTTTGAATTTAAATAATGGTTTACATTTAGGTTAACTTGTAGTATAATAAGTTAATCTATAAGTATACTTGGAGAATATTATGAATAGCTTAGAACAAATAATAGAAATGTGGAAGAAAGATTCCACTATAGATGAGATGGATTTAGGTAATGCATCTCGTGAATCTGCCAAACTTCATTCGAAGTACTTAGAACTATATACTGTAAATAAACTAAAACTAAAGAAGTTAGACTTGGATTTTAAAGTCTTGCTGAAAGAGAAGTTTATGCACTATAATGGTAAACTAACTCAAGAAGAAATGGACGATAAAGGTTGGTCTTATGACCCACTTAATGGTCTTACAGTATTAAAGGGAGATATGGATAAATGGTACGATTCAGACCCTCTCATTCAGGCTCATCAGGCCAAACAACACTATCAGCAAGAAATGGTAGATACACTTAAAGAGATTATGGAAAATATTAAGTGGAGACATCAGTCTATTAGAAATGCAATTGATTGGCATAAATTCACTTCTGGTATGTAATAGAATATACACTCTGGTATACAATGGAATATATAGAAAAGAAGTCTTGGAATTCTCTTACCCAATTAAAGAAATGGATAGAAGAAAACACTAAAGAGAAGGTTAAGTCCTTTGATGGTATCGTTTTAAGGACTAATAAATACTCTTATACAATGGCTTTTGGAAAGGTTAAATGGACAAAATTAAAGTAACAAAGAGAAATGAAAGCTTTCTCCAAATAGATGCTGACCCAAGTATTCTAATGGAACTAACAGAGCACTTCTGTTTCTTTGTTCCTGGTTATAAATTCATGCCCGCATATAAGAATAGAATATGGGATGGTAAGATTAGATTACTTGATATGAGAAAGCGAACACTTTATTGTGGACTCTTTAAGTATCTCCAAGAGTTTGCCGATGCTAGAAAATACACTATAGAAGTTCAGTCATCTAGTTACGGATTACCTAATTCACTTGAACCTGTTGACTTAGAACATATACTAGGTATGTTAAATTTAACTGCAGGTGGAAATAAAATTAAACCTAGAGATTATCAGCTGGAGGCTTTACATCATGCACTATCTAACAAAAAATCATTACTTCTATCACCAACTGCAAGTGGTAAGTCACTTATTATATACATGGCCATACGAGCTTTCCTTGATGGTTACGATAATAGTGTCCTACTTATAGTACCGACCACTTCATTAGTTGAACAAATGTATTCAGACTTTGAAGACTATTCTAAGTTGGATGAGTGGGATGTAGGCGAGAATTGCCATAAGATATATGCTGGTAAAGAAAAATATAATATATCACATAGAGTAGTAATCACTACATGGCAGTCAATCTATAAAGAAAGAGCAGAATGGTTCCAGCCATATGGGATGGTTATTGGTGATGAGGCACACGCATTTAAAGCTAAGTCTCTCACTGCGATATTAGAAAAATGTACCGAGGCTCAATTTAGAATAGGTACTACAGGAACATTAGATGGAACTCAAACTCATCAGTTAGTATTAGAGGGATTATTCGGGCCAGTTCATAAAGTAACTACTACCCGAAAGTTGATGGATAATAATGACCTTGCAGATCTTGATATTAACATACTTCTATTAAAGTATAAAGAAGAGTTTTGCAGAGAAGTATCAAAGAATTCTTATCAACAAGAGATGGACTTTATAGTACAATATGGTCCTAGAAATAACTTTATCGCAAATCTTGCAATTAAAAATGTCGGTGCCACACTCATATTATTCCAATATGTCGACAAACACGGAAAACCTCTACATAACCTTCTGCAAGAAAAGTTTGATAAACTACCAAGAAACACTAGGAGATTATTTTATGTATCAGGAGAGACCGACGTGGATACGCGGGAGAAAGTACGAGAGATTACAGAGAAATCCAGTGACGCGATTATTGTCGCCTCTATGGGCACTTTTTCTACTGGGGTTAATATTCGTAACCTACACAATATTATATTTGCATCACCAAGTAAGTCTCAGATTAGGGTTCTCCAAAGTATCGGAAGAGGATTAAGAAAGACCGATGATGGTAAACCGACTACTGTATATGATATAGCAGATGATTTACATTGGAAATCTAAGAAGAACTATACCTTGGTTCATGCGGCAGAGCGCATTAAGATATATGCTAAAGAGAAATTTAAGTATAAAATATACGATATAAATATATAAGTATGGAAATAAGACAGTTTAAATTATTGAATGGTGATGATATAATCGCCGTAATGAATACTAGATATGATGGACATTATATCATTGAAAGGCCTGTACTCATAGGTAATGATATGTACGGCCGTTTGGTATTCAGCCACTGGTTTCCACTCTCAGAACAAAATATGTTCAAACTCTATAAAAATAGATGCATCCAGCACGTCCCTATCTCTAAGGACTTTGAAGAAGCTTACATCAAGTATATTATGGATGAGGAACAACCCTATTCATCGGATGAAGTATTAAAAAGAATTGAATCTCTAAAAGAATCCCTCCTTCAGAGGGATGAATATGAACCCGTATATGATGATGAAGATGAAGAAAAAGAACCTACAATACATTAAATTTATAGTATACCCCTGTCTCCCCCGGAGATAATATATTATACTACACTTTTCGGCATTTGTAAAGGGAAAAATGAAAAAAAATGAAATTAATTTTATTTAAAGAAAACACTTTACATTGAACCGATTTTGTAGTATAATAATACTATTATTGGAGAAATAATTATGAAACCTAAACAAAAGCCACATTATGTCAATAACAAGGAATTCTCACTAGCTGTAGTAGAATATGTTAAGGACAGTAATATGCATAAAGAAAAGGGCGTCGATGCACCAACGGTTCCAGACTATATCGCTAAGTGTTTTATCAAGATTGCAGAGGGCCTATCTCATAGACCAAACTTTGTAAGATATACTTACCGAGAAGAAATGGTAATGGATGCTGTAGAGAACTGCCTAAGAGCTATAGGAAATTATAGAATAGAGACAGCAACAAGAACTGGTAATCCAAATGCATTCTCTTACTTTACTCAGATATGTTACTATGCATTTATCCGTAGAATAACCAAAGAGAAGAAACAACAAGACATTAAATTCAAGTTTATTGAAAAGATGGGTATTGATGATTTTGTATCTATGGGTATGGACGATGCAGGAGCAGCCGAAACTATGAACTATGTTGATACACTAAGACAACGTATTTCTACAGTAAAAGAGAAAGATAAAGCAGTTAAAAAATTCGCAAAAGAGGAGAAGGCTAAAGAGAAACTAGAACTCTTTATGTTATAATATATGAAAGTAGCAATATTAAACGACACCCATTGTGGGGTAAGAAACTCATCTGATATTTTTCTGAAGTATCAAGAAAGATTTTATGAGGAGATATTCTTTCCTTATTTAAAAGAGCATAACATCAAGAACATCTTGCACCTTGGTGATTATTATGAACATCGCAAGTTTGTTAACTTTAAGGCACTTAATGCCAATCGTAAACACTTCCTAGAACCTATGAGAGATATGGGCATTACTATGGATATAATCCCTGGTAACCATGATGTATACTTTAAGAATACTAATGAACTATGCTCACTTAAAGAGCTTCTAGGTTACTTTACAAGTAATGTTAATATTATTATGAAACCTACAGTACTAGATTATGACGGCTTAGGTGTTGCAGTTATCCCTTGGATTAACAATGGTAACTATGCAGAATACACTAAATGGGCAATGAATTGTAAAGCACCTATCCTTGGTGCTCATTTAGAACTAAAAGGTTTTGAAATGATGGCTGGTATACCCAATCCACATGGAATGAATGCTGATGTATTCTCTAGGTTTGAGATGGTATTATCTGGTCATTTCCATACGAGGTCAAGCCAGGGTAATGTTACCTATCTAGGTTCTCAAATGGAATTTACTTGGGCTGATGTGGATGACCCTAAATATTTTCATATTTTAGATACTGAAACAAGGGAGATTACTCCAGTCCGTAACCCTATTACTATGTTCAAGAAAGTCATATATGATGATACCAAAACTGACTATAGTAAAATAGATGTAAAACAGTTTGAACAAAAGTTCATCAAATTAATAGTTATAAATAAAAATGACTTATATATGTTTGATCAGTTTGTGGATAGGTTACAATCTATTGAAACTTATGAGTTGAAGATTGCAGAATCTTTTGAAGAGTATCTGGGAGAAAGCGTCGAGGACGAGAA